TAACTTCATATTCAGACTCATCCTCCCCTTTTTGAATCTCTTCAACTAAACCGTTTTTTATGAGAGCATCTAATAGCGGTTGATTGTTTTCATCCGCCACAAATAATCCATCTCGAATCTGCTCAATGAGTGCCATAAATGGGCTCCCACCTCGTTTGTATGCAGGATGGTCTAAAAACAAGTGACTCTCATCAATTGTTTTGTCTACTTTCGTGCGCCGATCAATGAGACGTTGTATTTGTTTCTCAGTACCCGTTTTTTCTGCTTGCTCAATATCTCTAGTGAGTTTTTCTCGCTGTTCTCGTAGTTTTGTACCAACCTTTACCGCGTCATCTAGCAGTTTAGCTAGTCCGTTAACGTGCATGGTTTCTAGTTGTCCCTTTTTAGGGCCATCATCGTATTTAAACGTGACCGTGTCACCCATGCGTTGTGTGATATGTGCGTGCACCTCTTTCCCCGATTCACTGTGCACCATAAATTTCGCACCTGCCTGCATATCTGCCGGATCGAGGACGTGTTTTCCTTGGTGTGTGTGATGCACTTGATAGATGTACCGGTATCTCCTACCCTTCGGAGTATTGTACGGTATACGCTTAATGTATTTGTGTCCGTGGCCTTTGAGTAAAAAATCAATCCACTGCGTAAATGTAAACATGTTATTCCTCGGGTAAATTCTCTGAGAGTTCTGTAAATGCGTTTTCTAGCTGTTTTAGTCTCGTTGTATACATAGAGACCATTTGCTCTGATAACTCAGAAACGAGGTCTAATTCACCGCCTCGTTTTGTTGATTTTATCATATCTCCACAACATGAGGGGTCATGTGCCTTAGATACCTTTTTTCTCGGGTGATCGGAGTGTAGTAAATCGTCATCCTGTGTGTATTTTTTATTCCCACCCCCCATCACAATTTTACGAAACGCATTTACCCTTGCAAACGCCCAACTTTGTCTATTTTGTGATGGTCTATGCGATACAGAGAATGCACCGGCGCCCCGTCTCCAAACTGCTTTTAATGTAGCGAGTGAAACTCGTTGCCACTCAAATTCTGCGTTCTCATTGTGCTCTTTTACATCAGATTTAAGTGCATTCACTACAGCGTCACTCAACTCAATATCTTGAGCCGATGATTCTGATTTAGCAGACCCCCTCGGATTTTTATCTGAACCCGTGATCCGCTCATGTGGTTCTGCCGGTGTGCCTGCGTCCTCATTCCTCGCTTTACTCAGTTCACTAATAAACGCATTCCGAGCAATGAGCGGAGCAACCTCAATGATACGTTGTGTCAATGATTGCTCATCATACTCATTGAGCTCTGTGAGTGTAGCCTCTAAATTAATTTTCATCGTCTGCTCGTTTCATCTGCTCAACAATTTTATTAGCCCACCTCTGACCGGCATCACCCCCCCATAACATCCAACTAATGTACGCAGGTGACGTTTTGTCATCGTGGTGTTTTTTGTACGCTGAGTGTCTGCTAAAAAACGAGTGCATCCGTTTCACGGTGGACGGTGACATTTTATTACCGTTCATCAAATTGGTAGCACGTTGCACCCCACTGCCAATTTTCAGTTTACCGGCCTGTGCTGTAGATAGTCCACCTCTCCCATGTTCTCTACGTAGTTCTAAACCACGTTTCGCACTGTCTCTCACAGACTGAGGAGGCACAAAATCAATGTGTGCATATTTCGCTGATTTGCATAACTCATCGATGATCTCTGTAAATTTCATAGTTCGATGCTCACCTTCACGCGTGGCGTTAATGATTTCTCAAACTCCTCCTCATCGGGTTCCTCCGGTTGTTCCTCATCGGGTTCCTCACCACCGAACTCCTCATCACCACCAAAATCCTCGTCACCCTCGTCACCCATTTCTCCATCACCCATCATACCGGTAACAAATGTTTGATTGAGAACAATGTCACCGCCCTTCTCAAGTGGTTCTAGTCCTGCCTCTGCTCGTACCTCGTTTATGGTCATATAGTGACTAACAGCATCGATTCGTTGTTTTAACTCAGCCTCTGCCGATGTCACATCGAGACCAACAAATTTAAACGTGAGATCGGGGTCAATTTGGTGAATGATCCAACGGTTAATCCACCCCTGCACCTGTCTCAATAGTGGACGTAAACCACGATCTTTAGAGGCTAGTATTCTTTGTTCGGGGCCACCCTGCGAGAGTGTTGACGTGACATTCTCAGCACCGTACACAAAACCTAATTCCGCAGGATCAATTTGATAAATCGCACATGCAATTTTTGTCAAATATCCCATCCAACTAGAATAACCCATCTCCTCCGCTGAGGATCCTAGATTGACTGAGGATACCTCCTCATTTGCCTCCGGATCTAGCTGTAAAATAGGTGTACGCTTCGCTTGATGAGCTCCCGATAACATTGCATAAAAATCTCTTCTAAATGCTCTGAATACCTGTGGGCTCATTTTCGATTTTACTGCGAGTATGCTGTTTACATGAATGCCATTCGTAAAATTACTCGCATTATACGTTTCAGCGTTGACTAAATGAGTCACCGTTCTAATGAGCTCCTCAAGCTCCGGATAACCATACCCACGAGCATAGATCCATGTGCGAGGTCTCCTCACTGCGAACGCAAGCGAATCCGCATCCCATTCCGCAACCTTTTGACCATTGATTACCTGTATAAATGCACTCTGTTCCCAATCTCTACGCCCCTGTTTACGTTCCTCCGCATCAGTGGCAGATCGTCGCACGGTTCCTGCGTCTACAGGGATAAAACCGGTGATCTCCCCCTTTTTGTTTTTCAATAACTCAAATGCACATTGGTCATACGTCAACGAATCTCTGAGCACCATTCGCACAAATGCCTCGAAATCATACGCTCCCCCGTGTTTATACCCCTCACCGCAGGTTTCTAACCACCGTGTGAGCTCATTGATTCGTTTACGCTGTGCATCAGAGATTTCATCATCACTGTCTCGTGGTGTAATCACGAATCCCGCACTATAGGGATTTGATTGAGGCGTGCAAAACTCTGCAATTTGATTGATTCTCGTTTGGATGATCGCACTAATCACCGGCACTCTGCTCATTTGTAACAACACGTCATAATCGAGACCGAGCGTACCCTCATGCGTAGAATCTCTGTATGTGTCACCATACGCACCGGTAGAATCCCACGGATTAATGTCATGTGACTGAGGAACAGGAGAACTCGCACCCACATTCCCTCCCCTCATCGCTTTTACAATGAGCTCCTCTGACTCGTTTGCTAGGTCTCTCAATGTGTCAAAAAAATTAGGTTTCGGGTTGTGAGCTTTCATTGATTAAACCTCGTCGTAATCAGAATCTAAAAATCTGTATGCAAACATAATATGAGACTCGCCATCATTGGCAAACTCTTTAAATGGGCGTTTACGTGTGATGACTCCCTCTCCCCATTGACCATTCCCCAAAACACCATGCGCATTTCCCTCAATCGCTAGTACGTACTCATCATGCACCGCTAGAACTCGGGTGATGTGGGCTCCCCATCGTTTACCACCTAGTTTCCCAACAACCACAATGTCTCCACGTTGGATCTCGTCTAACGGGATCTCTCGCTCCGTACCCATACAGAACTCATAGAGACGATAAGTGGACGGCATCACCTTTTTTCTGAGTTGCTCATTGAGTTCAATGTCACACCATCCCGCAAATGCACCACACCAACTAAATCCACCTACACTCAATTTCGCTGAGTTGGTGTACGGTTGCTCTAGTTTCCACTGCAAACCCTCCTCAATGTATTTGATGATGTGTTTGCTCGTGTGTTTCTCGGTCTGATGTGATGATGCGTTGACGAAATCAGATTTGCGTTTTCTGACAATCTCACCCTCCCGAGTTACATGATACCCCCGAGGAGGTTCCATGACACAACGCTCATGCTCATATAATGCACGCTCTAAACAGCGCTCAATTCTACTATTATCCATTTTGATACTCCATCTATGTGGTATCATTGTACCACATTTCTCTTGTTAATCTCGTTTTTTAGGGTCAATCCACTGCTCCACTGTGGGATCCAATGTGACATCGCTTTCAGTCCGGTTTTTAATGTGACCGGCAAACATACTGAGTTTATTAATCATTGCAATTTGTAACTCTATTAACTGCTCATTTTTTAACTGTAGTTGTATCTGAGCATCTCGTAGTCGTGCGATCAGAGCCTCTCGATCTGCATTCGCTTTGCTCAATTTCTCTTTGAGTTCCTCCACCTCTGACGGGTCTCTACCGGAGGCAATCGCCATCATGCTACTAATCGAACCGGTGAGCACACCTAGAATCCCCACGAGAACATCTCTGTTTTCATCTACCACTTTGACATAGCTCAGAAAGATGATGAGCAATACCACAATGATGAGGAAAATGACAGAGAACCACCACCCTCGTTTTAATTTGAGATTGTCTATTTCGTTCACATTAAATCTCCGATCTCGTTAAACAATAAATTTACATAGTCTACCCACCAAAATAGATAGTCAATCCCCCACATTCTACGAGCAGATGACGAACTCAACGCAGGCCACGCCAACACGGTTAACCAAATGACAATGAATAGTGCTAAACGAGGCATCCCCCACTCCACCCACTCTCGTAGTTTCCTGTCTCGGGCTCTCGATCTGATCTTTCGTACACCCCCCACCCGCTTCACTTTGTCAGTAGATGGCGGAGGCTGCAAAACCTCAATTGATTCCCCGACTGCATAGATTTCCTGTGGCACCGAGACCCCCTTAAACCGATACAAACCAACACACGCAAAACGGATCGAGGAAGGGGTATACCGGTTTGTCCGGTTTCTCACTACTCGAAACGCCTCCCGTGTCAATAATACCTGCCTAGGCTGACATAGCGACATCGTTCTCGCTGTTACGTTTTTTGCAATCCCCTCCAACTCGATCGCTTTTGCGTTCGATAACGTGTACCGCTCATCCTGTAATATCTCTACCACTACACCCCAATGAATCCCGATTCTCGTTTGTAATTTGGTTTTAGGAGGGATTGTTCGCTGATACCACAATGCAAAATTGACAGCGTCAATACATCGATCAAATGACAACATGAAACCATCTGACCGGTCTATTTCCCTGCCATTGAATTTATACAATAGAGATCGAGTCAATCTATCGTGGTACTGTAACCACTCCGCAGATTTCCTCGCCCCCATCCTCTCTACAAATGCAGTTGAACCGATAATATCTAGTAATACAATCGCTAGTTGTTTTTCTGTCATCTGTACCATGAATATGAGCTCCTCTCGCTCATTATATCACAGTCAACTAGTCATCATAACTCAAACCCATTGATTTATAGTACGCCCGTGTTTCTCGCATATATTGTTTACCGTACTCTTTTGCGTACTCTGTATTCTCCCGATACCACTTTCGTTTTAACGCACGTTGCCTCTCTCGCATCTCCTCTCGATGTTTCGTGAGCTCCCGTTTACCCAAGTGCCTC